CCTTTGCGTCGTCGATCGACTGGTAGAAGTCCGACGTCGTGGTGATCGCGTTGGCCGTGGCGTCGTCGTACCCGCGGATGGCGTCTGTGAGCTCTTTCAGGTTGGTGGTGGCCAGCTCGGTAACAGCAGAGACCTGCTCGACTTCTTCGGCGACAGCTTCGGAGGACTCAGCCGACTCGTCCTGAGCTGCGGCCATGTCGCGGAACTGGTCGGCGCCCTGGACCACCGAGGTGCGCGCTTCACGGATTGCTTGCGAGGCGTTGCCCGCCGCGATGCCGGACCCGTTGAAGAAGTCGACGATGTTGTTACGGCCGCCAAGACGCTCCAGCAGAGCGTCGTACGCTTCGCCACCGGCCATGACGGCGTCGAGAACTTCCTTCTGCCGGATGCCCTCGTTCGCGGCCGCGTCGTAGGCACCCGCTTCGGCGAGCTTCTTCGACAACAGCTCCCGCGAGTAGCTCGTCACCGCTCCGGTAGTGTCATCGAGCGTCTCGGCGTAGGCCGTGGCCGACGCCTTCATCTGGGCGAAGTGGTCGATGATCATGCTCGCGCCGATGGTGATGCCGCCGATGGCGGCGCCGAGCCCCACTGTGGTGATGGCCGCCCGTCGACCGGAGATGTCGAATGTGGTCAGCGCGGCACGCATGTCTGCGAGCTTCGGCACCAGCGTGAGCGCCGCCCCCGCTGCAAGAGCGATACCGCCTCCGAGCGAAGCGACCACCATGCCTGCGTCGGTCACTGGCTGCGGTACGCTGGCGATCGCGTCCACGAGACCGGTTGCGCCCTGCGTCAGCGATCGAAGCACGTCGTTTGCGCTGGACCCGCCCTGGATGAGTGCGGTGTCGATGGCGCCGCCGAGCTTCTCGACGTCACCCTTCAGGTTGTCGAGACGCAGTCGCGCGGTCTCGGCGGCGTAGCCGCTGTCATCAACCTGTGATGTCCAGTCAGCGACCCCCTCAGCGCCCGCCTGGTAGAGCGCTGTGGCGGCGGTGATCGTCTCCCGACCGAACACGATGCCGAGAGAGGCGTTGCGGGACGCGTCGTCCATCTCGGCGTACACCCGGTTGAGCTCTCCGGCCGCATGCTGCAGTCCGAGGAAGCCGCCCTGGGAGTCGTAAAGCTCGATCTTGAGCCGCTCGATCTCCTTTCGAGCAATGGACGACGGAGCGGTCAGCGACGAGAGCACACCACGCAGAGAGGTGCCCGCCTGCTCGCCGATGATGCCCTGCTGCGCGAAGAGCGCGAGGACACCGGTGGTCTGCTCGAGCGAAATGCCCATGGAGGCGGCGACGGGGCCGACGAACTTGAGGCCCTGCGCGAGGTCATCGACGGAGCCCATGGCCTTGCCTGCGCCGGCGGCGAGCACGTCGGACACGTGGCTGGCTTCGGTGCCGGCGAGGGAGTATTGCTGCAGGGTCGTGGCGGAGATCTCCGCAGCCCTAGCGACACCGAGACCACCGGCGGCGGCGAGGTCGAGAGCGCCAGTGAGGGCGCCGCCGACGATGTCCGTCGTCGAGATGCCTGCCTTCGCGAGCTCGTCGATCGCGTTCGCGGACTCTGTCGCCGAGAACACCGTGGCCGAGCCTGCCTCGAGCGCCGAGTCTCGGAGGAGGTCCATGTTGGTGGCGGTCTCGTGGGTGGAGGCCTGCACGTAGGACATCGACTGGTCGAAGTCCGCGAAGCTGGTGACAGCCGCGCCGACACCGATGACGGCGGCCGCGCCGAACGCGAGGGCCGCACGCCCGAGTAGGTCGAAGGACTGCCGTCGCTGCGCAAGGCGCTCGATCTCGGAACCGGTCTCCCGAGTCCGCCGGGCAGCCTGCTCCATCTCGCGGATGAACCCGGTGGCCTGCGCGACGAGGGTGACGCGTACGGTGCGGTCAGTCATGGAGGCCTCCCGCCGTGCACGTGTGGACTTGTAGGCTCGCGAGATGAAGAAGCTCACCCTGGTGGCCGCTGGTGTTCTGCTCCTGGCTGGCTGCGCGAGCACTCCGGCGGAGTCCCCGACCGCCACCCCGTCAGTGGACGCTGACGCTGGCGCGGCCGAGGCGCAGCTGTTCTGCACCCGATTCGGGAACGGGCTGCAGGACTACACGGCATGGGTCGCCGGGCTCGCGACATCCAACGTCGACGTCGCCGAGTGGAGGACGCAGCAGAGCTACATCGACCTGCTCGGCGCCGACGTCCCCGACGAACTCACCGGCACCTACATCGACTACGCGGGGCCCGCCGATGAGATCGCCCGTGTCGTCGACGCCGGTGGAGGCGCGGTCTCGTTCCCGAGCACGGACTACAAAGCCGCTTCGGTGTCGCTCGTGTCCTTCTGCGGCGACCTCGACTGACGCGCTGGGGTCCGCTCGACCCTCATGGCCATGAACTTCCGCGCGCGGAGATAGTTCTCCCCCGACCACTCGGGCTTCTTCTGCTCCCGCTCGACCGCCTCGCTCGCAAAGTTGCGGGCGACCTTAGCCACGTACCGGTAGGTGCCGGCGGGGTTGTCGGGATCGGCGAGGGGGTTCATCGACTCGGCGAACGGAATCCCGTTCTCGTCGAGGCCCGCCTCGTATTCGTCGAGCGCCACGAGTAGGTCGCGCTGCTCGTCATCGTATTCGACCTCGCGGGTGACGACGGTGCGGACTACTCGGCCTTGGTCGTCAAACGTGTGCTCGTGCTCCTCTTGCGGCTCCCAGCCCCAGAAGCGCTTCGGGGCGATGCCTTGGGCGCGGGCGGCGCGGAGGTCTCGGAGGAGCTCGGGGTTGTTGCCGAGCTGTGCGATAAAAAAGCCGTGCTCTGCAAGCCGATCTGGCGGTTCACGGTGACGATCGCAGTGGCCAGCTTCTCGTGCTCGCCGTCGGACAGGTCCTCCTCGAACTTGTCCCACTCGTGCTCTTCGATGCGGTGCTCGGCGCCTTCCTCATCGACGTAGACGCCGGAGCGGCGGGCAACGTAGAGGAAGAACGTGATCGGGTTGTAAGCCTCCTGCTTGCCCGGACGCGGCTTGTTCCTCGCCTGGTAGAGGTTGTAGTCCGCGAAGGGGACCGCGCGGAGGCGGAGTGTGATCGACGCCTCGCGCATGGCGGCCTCGACATCGGCGAGAGCAGCAGCCGCGGCGTCGTAGGCCTTCTCGGCGTCGCGGGTCGGCGAGCCCACGGACCGGCCGTCGGTTGGCGAGTTCTTCCTCGCCTGCTCGAGCGAGCGAGCGGTCTGCACGACCTCGGCGACCGCGGCGTCGCGGCGGGCCGAGAGCTCACCGTCGAGGCACAGCTCGACATCAGTGGTGGCGGGCTTCTTCTTGGCGAGTTTGTCTCCGAATGCGGACATCTGTTTCTTCTCCCACGTTGGCCCCCACGGAATGGCGGACCTGTGCCGCCGCCCGTGGGGAAGCGGCGGCACAGGGGTCGGATCAGGCCGCGACGACCTGCTTGAAGTGCACGACCTTGCCGCGGATGAACTGCTTCTGCTGGATGCGGTCGACGGCGTTGGCCTCGGAGGCCATCACGACCTGCTCGCCGTGCTGGACGGGCCAGGCCTCGTACCAGTCGCCGATGGCCACGTCGTCCTCGTCCTCGTCCTTCTGGAGCACGTTGACGAGCACGCCGGTGCCGCCCTCGGCGAGGGCGAGGCGGGCCTCGTCCTCCTCCGCCTCGGCGAGGTTGAAGGTGTACTGCAGCGCGAGGGTCTTCGACTTGCGGCCGGGCCGCTCGAAGTCCTGCGAGGAGCAGAGGCGGCCATCGGGGATGGTGGCCTGGTCCTGGCCGGGCTGCCATCCGGTGGTGGTGACGTAGCAGCCGATGAAGGTGCCGGCGTCGATCTCGGCCTTCGTGATGGCGTTGATGTCGGCCACGGTGGGCAGTCGGTAGACGCGGCGGGTGCCGTCGCTCGGCACCGAGGCGGGAAGGGTCATGGACATTGCGATCTCCTTGTAGGGGTTCCCACGGATTGGATGCGGCTATTCGCCGGGCGGGCGGTTGCCCTCGACCACCTCGGTGGTGGAAGTCTTCTTGCGCGCCAGCGACACAAAGTGCTTTGGCCGGCGCGGGCGCCAGGAGTCCGGCACGCGCTTCACCAGCTCGTGCTTCTTCTCGTCGAACGACTCGCGGCGGATGTCGTACTGGTGCTTCGTCGCCTTGTCGCGGACGCGGATGAACGGCTTCTGCTCGGTCACGAGCTGCCTCCTCAGGGGTCGGTGAGGTCGGTGTCGAAGCCGCACTCGGAGATGTGAAGGAACACCGGCGGGGCGGAGTCGCGGTCGAGCTCCACGGGGGTGGGCGAGTTCCACCAGAACGGGAACGTGTTCTCGCCCTCGATCGCGGGCCGCACGGGCACTCCCCCGGGCACCAACGCCTGCTCGACCGCTTCACCGAGCCACCCGGCCTGCGCCGCGCTGGCGCCGACGGAGTGCACGACCCAGCGGGGGCTCTTGCGGCGGCGGCCGCCGGACATGCGCGAGCGGGTGGCGTTGCCGTCGGTGGGGTGCAGCACGATGTACGGCGGCAGCACCTTCACGTCATCGTGCGGCTTGGGGTATTCGGCGAGGGTGACGAACACCTTCACGAAGTCGGCCGGGACGTCGCTGGCGCCGGTGCGCAGCGCGGCGATGGACGAGAGGCGGGCCTTCAGCCAGGCGGTGTGATGCCTCACAATCCGCTCGCTCTCAGCGCGTCGTCGATCGCGATGGACAGGCCGCGCTCGAAGTCGTCTTCGTTCTCTTCGAGCGCTGCTTGGCCGTATCCGCGCGGCGGGTTGTTGACCGAGCCGAACTCGATGAGGTTGCCGAGAGCACCCTGCGGACGGTCCTTGTCCGGGCCGATCTCTGAACGGATCTCGGTGGCGGTCGCGACGGTGTCGTAGGTGATCGAAGCGGGGAAGGCGGGTGCGAACACGTTGCCCGAGGCCTTCTCCTGCCAGCTGGATTTCACGAGCTGCGACGTGTGCTGGATCGCAGACCGCAGGAAGGTACCGGCGTTGCCGGAGACTTCGCCGAGGTCGGTCGCGAGTGCCCGAACCTCGGATGCGTCTGCTGACGTTCCGTCTGTCATCAGCTCGTCTCCTCGACTCGGAAGCGGCGCGCGACCGCGAGTGATGTCTTCGTGAACGGCCCGGTGATGCGCACCTTCGCGCCGACGAGCGCCGGGTCGAAAGCCGAGGCGGTCCACTCGAGGATGTCGTCGGTCTCAATGAGCGCCGAGTCGATGCTGACGGGGAACGCGACGGACGCGTCGGTCTCGACGAGCAGCTGCGACGCAGACTCAATCTCGCCTGGAACCGCGGTGACGCCGCGGGACCGGAACGGTCCCTCGTAGACGTTCTCGCGTTCAGGGGGCACCAGGAGCCCCGACTCTTCGTCCAGGACCGGTTCGCCGCCAGAGCGGGTCACCACGCACCTGTCCGGCATGATGCTGTCGGACAGGGCGCGGCCACGGCCGATGAGGCCTGCGCTGATCACGACGACAGCCTGATCGTGAAGGCCCCGCGTCGGCGGCGGCGGATCGGCGCGAACTTCGCCAGCTCGTCAGCGGTCACGCTGAGGGCGCCGGAGGAGATTGTCTCGTCTCGGCGGTAGCTGTACTCGCCCTCGACGGTCTCCGACAGGAAGCCCTCGGGGTTCAGGAGCAGCCGCTTGATCATCGCCGCGATGGTGCGCTTGTAGCGGCGCTCGTTCTTCTCGTCGGACCAGTCGATCGGCAGGTAGCCTGCCGCCTCGATCTCGTCCTCGAGCTCGTCCTGGGCATCCAGAATGAGGGTGTCGATGATGGAGTGTTCGGCGGCCGTGAGTTCCCGCCACCGGGCGGTGACGTCCTCCTCGGTGACAGGAACCCACGGCATGGCCTACTCCTTCGACTTTGTGGCGATCCCGGCCTCGTCGAGCGCGGCGACGATGTCCTCGCGCTTCGTGCCCTCCGGGATCTCGATGTTCAGACCGGCCCTCGCGGTGGCGGCCAGCGCGTAGGTGCGCCAGGCCTCTGCGCCGCTGCCCGCGCCGGCGAGCGGCGGCGCGACGAGCACGTCGTCGTCATTACCGGTGCCGTCGGTGTTGACGGCAGGCGCGGGCGCGGCGGGTCCAGCCTTGGCGGGGGCAGCCTTGGCCGTCTTGCCCTTGGCCTTCGGCTTCGCCTCGCTCTTGCCCGCGTCACCGGCCGGGCCGGCGTCCGACGCGCTGGGCCTCTCGGCCCAGACGTTCGGGTTGGTGATCGCCGACTCTGCCCACTCGGGCAGGGCATCGTCCGGCCCGAAGGTGTGGGATGCGCCGTCGCTGTCGTGCACGGTGACGTGTGTGTTCAGCTTGCTCACGAGAGCACCACCGCCTGGAAGGTCAGGTCGGGGTTCGCGAGCACGGGCAGCGCGATGCCGGCGGCCTTGGTCCACAGCGCCACCGGGTCCTTGGTGCTGTAGGTGCCCGCGACGATACCCGCCTCGTCGCCCTCCACGCCGTAGTCCGCCTCGAGCGACTCAGCGGTGGTGCCCCAGAACGTGCCTCCCAGGTTGCTGTCACCGATGGCGGGCAGCAGCAGGAAGTTGTTCTCGGGGATCACGCGGGTCGCGGCGCCGTCGAGGCTGATCTGCGCGTCGTTGATCACGATCGGGGGCAGCGAGTACGCCGCGAGGATCGTGTTCAGCAGCAGCGGCGAGATGATCGACGGGACCGTGCCGTTGGCGGCCGCGAGAGCTCGCACCTCCTGAGCACGGAGGATGTTCGACACCACCGTCTCCGAGGTGAGGAACGCGCCCGGGTTCCGACCGCCGTTGTTGGCGCGGTACGTCTTGCGCCAGGCGATCATGTCCGCGATCGGGGTCGCCGACGCCGAGACGGACCACAGGGTGCCCGGTGCGACGTTGGTGTGACCGGCGCGACGACCGAAGTCGACGGTCGCGATGACGCCGTCCTCGGCGATGCTGACGCTGCCGGCGCTGAGGGCCGACCCTCGGGCGAGCTCGATGCGAGCAGCGACCGCCTCGACCATCAGGTCGGTGTCGCTGTAGATCGCATCGAGGACCGGTCCCTGAGCCTGACGCTGGCGGAGCCGGTCGTACTCGCTGAGCCGGATCTTCCGCGACACCGGCGGAAGTTCACCGGTGACTCGGGTTGCGCCGGGGCGCTTACCGATCGACGACTCTGCGTCGTAGGCGCGGAAGTTCGCAGCCTCGGCGAGACCCCGGCCACCGCGGGTGAAGCGGTAGCTGAGGTCGTCGGTCTGCACGGACGGAAGGAACTGCGACAGGGTGAACTGGTTCACCTCGAGGTCCGCGAGAGCCTCGCGGGCGTAGCCGGTCAGTTCGGCGGGCTGGATGTAGTCGTTCGAGATCAGCATGGTTCAGCCTCCTTAGATGAACTGGATGCGGCCGGCGACGTCGGTCTTGCCGGCGGCGTCGATGGTGAAGGGCAGCTTGGACTCGTTGACACGCCCGTGATCGAACAGCGGGGCGATGACGTCGCCCGTGCCGATCTTCTGGGCCGTCAGGGTCAGACCCACCAGGGTCTGACGGCCGTCGGTGGCGGTGTCGTCATAGAGACCGAACTTGCCGCTCGCGGTGACCTTGCCGAGCTTCGTGCCGGACGGCAGGTGGCCGCTGGGCCAGTGGGTGCCGGGGGTGAAGCCCTTGGTGATGTCGATGGTGACGGAGCGTGCGGCATCCGTACCGTGGGCCGAGTCGAGCCAGGTCTGGTCGTCCTGGCCGAACGTCTCAGTCTTGAGGCTGAGGTCCATTGCTCTCTCCTTCCGAGAGTGTCAGGGGTGGCGCGCCCGCAGCGGGATGCTGCTGGGACTCACGCCGACTTTTTCTTGTGTCGCTCCGCGTACGCGTCGCGGCCGGACTGCACCGATCCCCCGTTCGCCGACGAGTCGCGGCGGCCCTGCGAGGGGTCGCGGCGCTTCTTCGGCTCCTGGCTCTCGGTGGTGTTCTCCTTCACCCAGTCGTCGAGCATCTGCTGGTCGACGTCGCCCTCGGGGGTGACGTAGTCCTGCGGCTTGAAGGCGAGGATCTTCGACGCGGAGGCCTGGCGGCCGTCGTCGAGGGCCTTGTCGAGCGCGATGCTGACGAGCTTCGAGCCGCTGCGCACACGCTCGGCCGCGAGGGCCTCGTCGATGCGCTTCTGCACGTCCTCGTCCGAGGGTCCGGCAGGCTTGTCGCCGCCCTTGCCGTCGTCGCTGCTCTTCCCGTTCTTCTTCGCCTGCTCGGCTTCGTGGGCCTCCCACTTCTCGGCCTTCGCCTTGAAGTCGTCGAACCCGTCGAACTTCTTGCGCTCGCGCGCGAGTCGGTCGGCGACGATCTGGTCGGCTTCGGCCTGCGAGAGGGTCTTCTCGCCGTCCTTGCCGTCGCCACCGCCCTTGCCGGCTCCGTCGTCGTCCGCGGGGACGAGGAAGCGGATGCCTCGGATGTCGTGCGCCGTGATGGCGCGCGGTCCGAAGACAGGCAGGCTGCAGTTGCTCTTCATGGGTGGGGTGTTCCTTTCCGATTTAGGCCCGTCGGCACAGTCCGTTTTCAGCCCGTCGGCTATCCCGCGACACGCTCGCGTAGCGCCTCCGCCCTGTACGGCGGGGAGTTCAGATGAGCCCGAGCAGCCGGGCCAGGTCGTTGACCTGCTTCGGCTGGTTGGGCAGGTCGTCGAGCTGCCGCTGCAGCTCTCGGCCAACGAGGTCGCTTTGCGCGTCCGTGATCGGTATCAGCCGGGTGTTCCGGTCAGCGGAGTTCGCCCCGATGGACCGCGGCCAGTAGCCCGACTTCGCGGCGTTCGCCCGGTACCAGGCGTCGTACACGCGCCGCTCGGCGGCGGTCATCGTGTAGCGATCCAGCGGGTTCCGCACCCCGGTCATCGTCGCCTCGATCACCGAGTCCGACGCGGCGCGCGCGCGGCCGCCCTTCCCGAGCTGCCCGAACCCGTTGACGCGGCCGAGGATGTTGCCGGCGGCGTTCTGCGGGCCGGTGATGTACCCCTCGGTCGTCATCATCTTGATGGCGTTCGTGCGGGTGCCGGCCTGCCGGTAGATCTCGTCGACGGTGAGGCGTCGCGGTGTGCCGTACTTCGCCGCCTGCCGGCCGCCGGTGGCGAGGCCGCGGGTCTTCGTGTTCATGACGCGGAAGATGTCGGCGCCGTCGTTGATGGCGCGCGCCTCGCTCTTGCCGAACAGCTTCTCCTGCTCGTCGCCGGTCAGGGACTTGAAGTACTCGTACGGGTCGGTGGTGAGGTCGCCGGCGAGGGACTCGGAAGCGGGGATGTGGCGGCAGTCGCAGCGGGGGTGCCGCTTGAAGCCGTCGTTCCACCGGTAGAACTTCCCGGCGAGGATCGCGCAGCGCCCGCACGACGGCGGGTTGAGCATCCGCACCCAGCCATCGACCGCGGGCCGCGTGCCCATGGCGGCGCCGATGGCCTCCCGGTTCGCGTCGGCGACGGTGGTGAGCGCGAGCATCACCAGTTGCTTCCGGCCAGCGAGGAGCGCCTCGTCGAGGGTGGCGCCCTTCGCGACGGCGTCCTTCGCGGAGGTCACCGAGCTGTAGAACATGCCCTCGAGGTCGCGGCCGTCAGCGGCGAACCCCGAGAACGCGGCCGGGTTCACCCTGGCCACCGGCAGGTCGACCTGCTCGGTGTCGTAGAGCACGTCCGAGATGTAGTCGGCGCCGGTCCGCGCGGCCGCCTGCTGCCCAGTGACGATCAGGTCGAGGATCGGCGACTCGGCACGCGCGTACGTCGCGTCGAAGTCCTCCCCGACCCTGGTCTGCCAGATGCGCGCCACGGCGCTCGCCGTGACCGTGGCGATGCGCTGCTGCTGCGCGTAGTGCGCCGCTGCGGCGTCAGGAACCGTTGCCACCTGCTGCCTCCAGCGCTCGCCGTGCCGCGGTCACCTGCGGGTCGCCGTCGGCATCGAACTCGGCCATGCGCTTCTGCTGCTCGTCCGTGTAGCCCATGTCCTCGCGCGCCTGCTGGATCGGCAGGAGGGAGCGACCGTTGCCGTCCTTCGCCTGCACGAGCTTCACGATGGCGTCGGCCTTCTGCGCGATCGTCGGTGTGGACGGGTCGCGCCACAGCACCTCGATCGGTGCGAGATCCGACTTCTGGGTACCGGCCTCGAGCAGCGCGAGCTTCATCACCTGACGCCACCGGGCGCCGTAGGAGCGCTGCAGGCGCTCGGCGCGCTTGACCAGCTGCGACTCCGACGAGCGGATCGCGTCGGCCGAAGGCGGGTTGTCGCCCATGAACGTGAGGTAGTGCGCCGGCAAGCCGAGCTGCATGGCCACGATCTGAGTCAGCAGCTTGATGGTGGCGTGGAAGTTCTCGAGGTTCGCCTCTTGGAACTGCCCGAACTTCGCCTTCTCCGACTCGGTGCCCCACATGCGGCCCGCGATCATGGAGAACGTGTCCATCGGGGAGCCGTCGTCGTTGACGAAGTCGTCCTCCTCGAGCCCGGTCGCCCACCGTCGAGGGAGGGCGTGGAACTCGGCGGAGACCATCATGTCGGAGGCGATCTTGTTGAGCGCGTCCATGACGGGGATGATGTCGGCGAACACCGGCCGGCCGAGGCGCTGGTCCACGTGGCGGACGGTGCGTCCGAGGAGGCGGCCCTGGTGCGGCAGCGGGACGAGCGAGCAGAGCCCCCAGTCCGTCGTCGTGGCGAGGCCGCGGTCTTCCTGCCAAGGCTTGCCCTTCTCGGCGAACCACGTGTTCCGGCCCTCGCGGTGGTAGTACGTGATCCACCGGGTGGTGTCCTCGTCGGTC